TTGATTAGTTGATTGAGCGGCTGCTAGGTTAATAGTAAAAGTGGGCGTGGCTACTAAAGCCCCAGCACCAGTTAATGCGGTTGCAGGTACAGTGACTGTAATAGTTTCAGCAGCAGTTATGTTGTAAGTTGCTTGAGCGTCAAGTGTAATAGTAACTATTGTACTTGAAGTCTGAACTACGCCAGCGACACCTTGAAGTGCTTTGACTACGTTATTCCAGCCCAAAGCTTCTGATTGAGCTGAAGTGAGTCCGTTTATTATGTTCTGTCTTTGAGCGTCAAAAGTCGCACCCACAGTAACCCAAGTATCACCAGTTAAAGTAAGAATTATAGTCTTACCGCCAGTAACAATGTCTGCTTCAATGGCAGTAGTAACAGTTCCAGTTAAAGCAACAGAATTAGTGGGTTGAGTTTCTGTTAGATATTTACTAACACCATCTTCTCTAAGATAGTATGTTCCATCTTCTCTAAGATAGAAGTTTGCCATGATTTAAGTCCATTGACCAATAGATGTGAGCGTTGTAGAACCTACTCGGTTTGTTTGGAAGTATGAGCCTACACTTATGACTGCTGCGGCTGCCGTTGTTTGAGCAAAAGAAGGGATTATCGTTCCAGCAACAGTTACTTCAAAAGTTCCCTCTACTACAAAACATAATTCAACACTAGTACTAGTTGTGACAATATTTGTTGCTGTCTGAGTTGCAATAATGTGAAAACTTGAGCCTGCTGCACCACCAGTAGTCTCTGATATGGCAGTATTATCTGCTCCAACTGCCTGCCAAAGTACAGAGCCCAGTGTAGCTGTTCCTGCACCAATAAGTGAAAACTTACCATTACCTGAAGTAGCCGACATAGCACTCATAGCAATTAAACCCTTAAACATATATGTTCCAGTTTCAAGTGTAAGAGTGCCATTGGCTGGAGTTGTGAATATAGCTTGCTGTAAGGTGTTTGAGGTAAAAGTTCTAGTAGTATCAGCACGAATAAGTTGTGTGTTAGGTATTACTCCTCTGTTACCTAAGTCGTGTGTAAAGTAAAGACAGTCAGCGTCCATTTCAAATGCACCATCAGTCGGTGTTGTCATACTAGTACCAGGCTGTAATATAAGTGGTGATAGACTGGTTGTACCAGCTGCTAATGTTAATGAGCTAGTTAAAGTGTTAGGTGAACTATCTTTCATATAAGGTTCTCCGTCCCAAATACCAGCTGCTAATGAGTTACTCGTACATATCAATAAAACATCATTAAGTGTTGTGAGTGTTCTAACTAATCCACCACCATTGGCATTTATAGTTAGTGTACCTGTGGAGTTGTTATGTATCCAAAACTCATGTCCTATTGCTAATGTAGTAGCGTCTGGCAAGACAACAGTTTGTGTAGATGAAGAAGTAAAAAACTGAAGTAATGTACTAGCTACAGTTAATGTAGTAGTACCTCCAGTAGTTATAGTTGTTGAATATCCACCGTTTATTAAGTTTGCTACTTTTACTCTTTTATCTGCAGGAGTTCCAGTCATACTAGTAATAAGTAAAACTGCATCATTTCCTGCTACTGTTGTGACTTCTGTTTCTGCTGAAACTTTTATATCTGCCATGGTATCTCCTAGTTAAATGCGTAGTTAATTACTATTTCTGAGACGGCAACAGCAGTAGAACCTGCGTCAGTTGCCTCAGTCGTTGTTGCGAAAGCAATACCTGTTGAAAAGTTTATGCCTTGTGGTGGGAGTGGTATGTTCGTACCTGCACCAGCTGTGTTACCTGGAATTATGTATGTAAGAACAGGAACATCAGTACCAACTGTAGGAGCAGTAGCCTTATTGTAGAACTTTAAGTATCTAGCGGCAGCGTTTACATTAGAGGCTGAAATATGACCCAAAGTACCAGCTGAAGCCTTAATGACTGTAGCGTTCGTTGTGGCGGCTGAGACAAGTTTACCTGGAGTATAACCACCAGTAGAAGTAGCAGAAGTTTGTACAGCAAAAGTACCAGCGTTAGTAACTGCGTGTGAAGGTACTGAGGCCAGAGAAACAGGTAGGGTAATTGTGCTGGTTTTTAAGTTTACATCTAGTGAGTTTGTTGAAGATGTAATGAGGTTGCCTGAACCATCAGCAGTTCTGGTAACACCTATGACTTTAGTTGTTTCTGCGGTTAGAGTTGAGTTTACAGCAAATGCTGTGTTATCTGATGCAATAGTTACTCTTTGTGAACCAGTACCCGTAATACCATTACCCATTAGTGGAGTTATAGCATTTATTTGACCAACATTTACTGATTGGTTAGCTGCTAAAGATACAGGTAAAGTAGTAATTGCTGCCGCCCCATCAGATAATCTAACAAAAGCTGGAGTTCCTACTGGAGCATCTACTGTTAATGAGCCAGAGTTATCTGAGACAGGTATTACTGTTTGGTTAGAGGCAATAGCAACAGGGGCAGAACTTGCCATCGTTGTTTGACCATTTGGATTGTTAGGGTTAAATGCCATATATCTCCTATATTATAGCCCAGTTAGAGCCGTTACTTATTAAATCAACAGATGTATTACTTACTGGTAGGGTTGCAGATGCACTTCCATCTATTGTTTGTGCCGAAGTTGTTGCAATAGTAGTAGTTAGTGATGCGTCCACATTTTTGACTGTATATCTATTAGTATTACCAACAGCTGTAGGTAGGGTTAAAGTTGTAGTTCCAGATACTAGATATACATAATCTGTGCTTGCAGTTGCACCAGCAGTTGTTGGAGTTGAGATAGACGATACGCTACGAGTTATACCACCAGTAACAGTTCCACTAGTAACAAGTCCAAGATTAGACAATGCAGTAATAATATCACCTGTTTGTTGTACGACTGGAGTAGCATTAAAGAAACCTAATTTCTGTGATGTGGCTGTACCTATTTTTGTACCAGTAGTAGTGCCTACAGCAATTGTAGCAGCGTCAGCAAGTGTTAATGAACCTGCATTGTTTACTAAAAACTTACTTACTGAACCTACCTGTGCATCAATAAGATTTTTAGCACCTGAGCCAGTAGTTGTTTCAGTAGGGTTTATTAAAAGTGCTGTATAACCTGCTGTACTTGTTTGGTTGATTGCAGGGGCAATATATGTTGCAGCTGAAACACCTGAACTTGCGGTAGAGGTGTGCGAAAAAGATGTACCACCCCTGTTAGCTGTACCTGAACTTGTAGTTAAATCTATTTTATATGTATTAGAGAAAGCAAATGTCATGACGGTAGAAGCGGAAGTAAATGTTAGATTTCTTGAAGTACCAGTGCCACCAATATCTGTCATTATTTGAAAGACATTGGTATTATTCCTTATCAACAAACGTTCGTAGTTAGTGGTCTGGTCTACTGTGTTATATAAAGCTATACCAGTAGATGTAGAGGGTAGTGTTAGGGTGTGAGTTGGTGCTGCAGTTCCAATACCAACTGCACCCACTACACTTAATATTCCTGCTGTACTACCGTCTATAGAAGCAGTAGAGTTTAGGTTTAATGCTTTAGCGTAGGCGTTATTCCAATAAATAGAACTAGTACCCAAGTCATCTGTTAGGGTAGTGTCAGAGGCTATAGTAGTATTAACAGCTGTAGAGGCTAGGTTTGAGAGGGCGGTGTTAGCTGAGGGTGGGGGATAATACGGCATTACACAATCTCCGTTATTCGCAGTTGAGCAGTTGAGGCAGATGTTATTCCGTCAATAGCACCAGTGTATTGGAAAGGTACTTCATAATAACTACCAGAGGCAATCTGTATTGAGTACGAAGTAACTGAGGCAGTTGCACCTAGTTTTGTGTAACAGATAGCAGTTCCCTCATTAGTGATAGTCGCACCCAATCTATTGGCATTAGAAGCTAGAATAGAAGTAGATGCTGTAGTAACAGAAACAGATGTTTGAGTTGGAGTTGCTGAACGTGTTTCTTTAGTAGTAACTGTACCTGATACGGTAACAGTTCCGTCTACTGTAATAGAGTTACCACCATCTTGAATATTAACTGCGGCAGCACCTGCTGCGTTGTTTATCGTAACGTCACCAATGTCTACACCTGAGTTTGCGGCTAGAGTAGACCCACTAGCATCAACTGATAAAGCACCACTTGGATTGACCTTAACATCAACGTATGAACCACCACCAGCAGTAGTAATACCATGTATTACTGAATTAACTACTAAACCTGTATCTGCGGCTACTACTTGAGTACTAAGAGTTTTAGCAGTAATAGCTTGAATAAGTGTGCCATCGTCACCCATAACTACTGTTCCTGTAGCTGTTCCTCTAGCAGCACCATCAGCGTACTGAGTGCCACCACCAAAAGAGGTTATTTGAGCACCAGTACCATCAACAATACCTACTGTTAAAGGGTTAGAAGTTGTTAAATCAAGAACAGTGGCTCTAATTGCAGAACTAACTCCGTCTAATAAAGCTCCGTCTGCACCAGAAATTGAGGCTGTAATAGGAAGGTTTCCAGAAGCATCTAGTTGTACTTGTGCTGCAGCTCCATTAACATCTTTGAAAGGAAGAACATAGTTAGGTACTGGAAAGCGTTGTCCTTCTACTGCGTTCTTAACACTAGTAACGGCATCTACGACTGCACTATTATTATTTTGAGGAATTACTACTTTATTAGCTTGAATAGTTTTTTCTAGTGACTTAATAGCTTTTTCAAATGCAGAGGTGTCTACTGTTACATTGGGTGCAGAAACATTGACTACTGGTTCTTTAACGTCTTTAGCTAATAGCTTTTTAATATCATCAAGTACGGAAGTGTAGTCAGGTTCTACATCAGTTGCGTCCTCACTAATCATTTCCTGAATAGCAGTAGTTAATTTATCGAGTGATGATGGAAGAGCGTTTAGATTAGACTTACCAAAGTCCTCACCAGCCTTAGCAATTGAGCTTATTAGACTGGTGACATCTTTGGCGGCTTGGATAAGTTGAGGGTCTTTAGAAACTACAGTTGCAATTACTAGGTTATTAAGAGCTTCAGCAACTTGAGTTTGGCTAGAAGTCATGGCTTCAAGAATACTGTTACCAGCGTCTTTAACTGCAGTTCCTACTTCTTTTGTAGCGTCTTGGGTCTTTTTATTAGATTGAGCGACAATATTAGCAACCATACCATTACTGGCTGCAACAGTCTTAGATATACCATCAGCGTTGTCTTTTTGGACTTCTTTTGCAGACTGCTCGTCTACTTTACGTTTTTGTTCGAGATTGTAAGCGTCTATTTTTTCTTGGTCCATTTATAATCCTAAGCCCAGTTAATCGCATTATACAGTATTAGTTGTCTTTTATTAAACCATTTTTGCAGTATATGATTTTATCATCATTATTGTGGTAAAAATGCTGTTGATTTGTAGCCATACCATTTCTTATTGTCTCTGTTCGTGGGTGATATTGGTGAAGTGCCTTTATCTCGTCATGTATTTCAAAAGGTATGCCTGCACGATTCCATCTTTCACCGAAATCATTATCTTCCCAAGCATAGCCTTTCATGAACTCTTCATCCCAACCATTTATCTTTTGAATATCTTCTTTCCTAAACATAGCAAGAAAATACATAAAAGGTGATTCGTTCTTATAACTACTGTTTACTAATAAGTGTAGGTCGCCAAACTGCCACTCATCCCACGCCTCACAAATTACGTTCTTATCTAGTAAGTGACTTAACTGTTCTAGTACGTCTGTAGATGGTTTAACCTCTGGGCTGGTAATGATGATGTTGTCGTACTTGGCTTTTCTAACCCCTATATTAAAAGCCTTGCTTGGGTTGAAACCTTCTTCTACTACATAAGGTATGAGTCGGACATCTTTATTTAACTTGTTTTCTTTTAGATATTTTGCGACTGCTTCCTTTTCTCTAGTAGGGATAACAAACTCTTTAACAAAGTCCATATCGTCATACTTTTCTTTAGTCACCTTAAACTGCTCAAGGCGGTTAGAGTCCATAGGAAAAACAAAGCTATACATCTGAAGGAACTTCTTTATTCCACTCAGCCATTATTGCTATGTATGGTTCGCCATGCTGTGATGTGTCCATAACTTCTTTAAGTATTGTAAAACCCTGTTCCTTTAAGTCATCAGTAGTCCAACCACTCTTATGGGTTTGGAAGTGGTCTGCACCCTCAATACCCCAAGCATTGTGTGGTTCGTTTTTAAGATAACCATCCTCACCTGGACCTTGTGGGGTAAATAACAATATTTTTTCTTTTGCTACTCGTTTCATTTCTTTAATTATCTTGACGCCTGATTCTTTATCCATGTGCTCAATGCCATCAATAATAGATATAACATCTACAGTGTTATCTGGTAGTTTAGTAACATAGTCAAGAGCATCGCTGAGTATTGTCTTGGCCTGTGGGCATCTTTCAGCTACAGCATCTAAATAAGGTTGGTGTAAGTCTACTGCAGTTACGTCTTGGGTTTGTAAGAACTCTAACTCAAGTCCTATACCACAACATAGTGATAATAAACTTTTGTTTGGGTCGGTTGCTTCTTTGACAAATTTGTAAGGGTTTATAACGCTATCCTCCAGGTTCTTAATTTATGACAATTTAAGCAAACAACATCACATTTTGCTATCTCATCTTTTAATTTTTGTAATGATGATACATATATATTGTTCATATCTCCTCCTCTATTGTATCTGGGTCATCTTTATTAAATATTTCACTTGCCCAGACTAAAAATATACAACCACGCTCCCCAGCCTGTATACAATGTGTGTGGTTGGGCACAACTGTAATTAACATTGGTTTATGACTATTAACTTCAACTCGCATAATATCCTCGGTAACTCTGTTTTTAACAGACATTTCTGCAGTTCCATCTATAACTAAAAACTTTTCAATCTTACGAGTATGATAGTGATTACCTCTTATTTCGTTTGGTAAAACTTTAACATAGAATACCTGTCCATCTTGGGGCAGTCTAAAAGCCTCAACTAGTAATCCACGCCTGTCCTCTTTAATATCAAGTTTTTCTAGTTGCATCTAGTAATTCCTTTATTTGCGTGACATTAAGTCGAGTGGTGTTCTCTGAAGTATAGGGTTTTAATTCTGCAATTTCTTTTCCAGTAGTGTAGTAATCTTTATAGTTCATATCTCTTGAGTCGGCTTTTACTCTATAAAAATCACCTAAATCTTCAGTGCGATACATTTCCTCTTGACTAATAAGTGATTCGTGCATCTTTTCACCGTGTCTAATTCCTATGACTTTATAATCTTTGCCTATTGCTAAAGCAAGACTTTCCATAGTACAAGCAGGTGCTTTCTTAACAAATACATCACCATCATTACCATTGAGTAGGGCAAACAATACTAGGTCAATTGAGTCGTCAAGGGATAGTAAAAATCTAGTCATATTAGGATTTGTTACATTTAAGGGTAAACCTTGTTTGTCACACTCTTCCCAGATAGGGATAATCGAGCCCCTAGAACGCATTACGTTGCCATAACGAGTAATAACAGCACCTTTTGAAATAGCTATCTTTTCCATCATAGCTTTACTTGTGCCCATAGCGTTTATTGGATAAACAGCTTTATCTGTGCTTAAACACACAACTCTTTTAATTCCACTAGCTTTAGCAGCGTCCAAAACGTGGTCAGTTCCTAATATGTTAGTTTTAACAGCCTCTAGTGGGAAGAACTCACAACTTGGAACTTGTTTGAGTGCGGCAGCGTGAAATACATATTCCTGCCCTTTCATTACTTCGCCTATTCGTTGTCTATCTCTAACATCACCAAGTTGGTAATTTACATCAGGATACTTGGACCTCAACTCAAATTGTTTAGTTTCGTCTCTACTAAATACTGTTAAATCATATTTATCGTGATACTTTTTAACAAACGCTGACCCAAAACTACCAGTTCCACCAGTTATTAAGATTTTCATTTTTGTGCCTCTGTTTCTATTGTGCTAAATTGATAGGTATAAAGAACTTTTGGTATGTGGTAAATATCATGAAAGAACGGTGAGTTTACTAGCATCCACTGTCTATCCTCGCCCGTTTTAATGTCTGCAAATGGGTGAACTAAGTTTTCTCTTTTGCGTAAATGAACATGAGTCGGTGGATATTCACTAAAATCGTATATCTTATCACCGCCAACATTATCTTTGTAGTGAACATTAAACGATACAATATCGTGTATATAAGGTTTAATATGAGGATAGATTTCACTAATATAGTCTTCTGAAATATCATCATCATCGTCTAAAAACGATATATACGCACTATCTGCCATATTAAGTAACTTCTGTCGTTTTGCACCTGTAGAGATTTTCATATTATCGTAAAGGCAGAATATCTGAATATCATCATAGTCTTTTGTGAGGCGTTCCAGTTTCTCCAACAACTTCTTAACTTTAGCCTTACGACTTGGAACGGTGGCTATTAGGATTGACCAAGTCATTTGTGCCACACATATCTATTGACATAGGGTGTATAACCTAATATTGCCTTAACTACTCTTTCGGAGGTATTAGGTATCATATAATCAGATGGTGTTGTGGTCGGTGGTTCTACAATGTCAATGTATTCAAGTATAGTTTCGCAATTAACCCCACTCATTAAGATTGAACCATTATCTACAGCCTCTATTCGTTCCTGAGCGTTTCTAATAGTTATAGCTGGAAAACCTAGTATTGCTGACTCTTCGGCTATTGTGCCTGAGTCACTTATTACACATATAGCGTTCATCTGTAATTTACAGTAGTCTAGGAATCCAAAGGGTTTCATAAACTCTATACCCTTAATTTGTTTATCTTCTAACTTTTTTCTTAGTCTTGGGTGGGTGGAAACTATTACCCTATTGCCATATTTAGTGTGTATTGCGTCTAAAGTTTTCATTAGTTCATTGAGATTATCTTCACTCTCTACATTTTCATCTCGGTGGATACTTACTAAAAAGTAGGGTACTTGTGCCCACTCAGGATACTCAAGACCTATTCTTACCAATACGTCACTGTTGTTTATCTTAGTAATATTCTGAGTTATTACTTCGTGCATAGGACTACCCATTAGAAATAGTCTATCTTTAGCAATTCCCTCAGACAGTAGATTTCTACGCTGGTTCTCGGTATAGACCATATTAACATCAGAGATGTGGTCGAGTATTCTGCGATTGATTTCCTCTGGTACGTTATCATCAAAGCACCTATTACCAGCCTCTAAGTGAAATAGTGGTATCTTCATACGCTTAACAATTAACCCACTCAATGCAGAGTTAGTATCACCAAGTATAACTACTGCATCTGGCTCGTATAGATTGAGCATCTTCTCGACTTCAAACATAATATTACCCACTGTTTCAGCCAAACTATCTCCTTTTGTATCAAGAACGTGGTCTGGGTGGCGTAGGTTAAGGTCTTTGTAGAATATCTCGTTAAGTTCAAAATCATAGTTCTGTCCAGTATGGATTAAGATATGGTCAGTAACTTTATCTAATTCCTTAATAATCTCACTCATTTTGATTATTTCAGGACGAGTACCAATGATTGACATGACTTTCATTCGGTTTCTCCGTAAAGGTCTAATACTAATTGACCTACAATTTGACTAGTACGAGGGTCTGTAACTGGTAAGATTTCATCACCATGTCTTACTACTTCAATAACTTCCTCGTTGATTATTTGATACATTCGATTGTGTTCGGCCGTACTATTAACCATCTTTTCTATGCCCTTCATTCTAACCCCCTTATGATATTAACTTTGTCGTCATACCCTCTATCGTACATTGTCTTTAGATAGTAATCAGGAAAATCTTTCCAGTTACTCTCATCAGCAAATGTCCAACTATATTTCTCGTCCATGTGTCCAACCAACCAACCCATACTCTTAACTTGTTTAGAGAACTTAGAGTCTTCTTGCACTGGGGTGCGTGACCCTTCCCATCTACTCTCATCATAACGAAGTCCGTCATCATATATTTTGCGACGTATGATATTTGGTCCACCGACACAACCAGGCCATTCTACTAACCACATACCACTATAGAATTGAGGTGGTTTGTTCTCGCCACCATTAAAATCTAGTCCTAGTTGCCCCATACGGTCTATGTTTCTAAAGTAATCATTTGCTCGCTCATCCCAACCTCGTTCAAAGTGCATATCATTATCAAGTCGCATTAGATGAGTAGCCTGTGGATAATCCTTTAATCCCTCAGTCCAACCTAAATTACAAGCCTTACCTGGGTAATAGTTATCCTCATTTAATATAATCTTATCTACCTTATTTCTACTAAGTAATGATTTAAGGTAGTCTTGTGTGCCGTCTGACGAATTGTTATCAACCACGACTAAATAGTAGGGTACTTCAATCGTAGCCAATAGTGTGCGAAGTGTACGTTTTGTATAACTTAGTCTGTTATAAGTAATAAGCACTATTAAAAGTTTCATAGGTCTACCTCACTATCGTCTATTATTGTGAACCTTTTGGGTGGGTATTCAGCTAGTCCTTGTGCAACTAAATTGTCTGCGTGTTTACGAGACGTTGTAACACCCCCACTAGGCGTGTCTACGGTAACTAACTTAGTTTTAGCACCTAAAGCGATTGGCTGGGCTTGTAGTGCTTTGAGACGCATATTCTTGACTACCTTAGTCCACAGTTCTATGTTATGTGCCCCATCATTATGTCCAACCTTGCCTAGTGCTACTAGTTTTCTTTGTCCTAGTTTAACTGGTAGTACTCGGATAACAACTCCAGTTTTCCAAAGTTTAATACAGAAAGTTATATCGTGTAGTCCATAACCCTCTCTTTTTGGATTGGGTGTGGCAATTATTTTAAGTGCTTCACCATAATTAAGCATTGTCCATCTAATTGTATCTGTAAAATACGGCTTGTTGATTGTGTGTAATACTTGTCGTTTTACTAATAAACAACCTGTGCCGCAAAATACTACCGAGCCACCATTGTCGTAAAATACAGAACCACGCCCATCTTTATTAGTAGGATAATCGCAAGTAATAACATTAACATCCTCATCTAACATTTTCTGTAAAGTATTGGGTGGGATAACCATATCATCTTCAACATACCATAGGTGAGTAACATCATTATCAAGAAGTGCCAGTTCAGTAGGTCGTTCAAAACACTCTGGGATTGGTTTACGGTGTGAGAAATAGAACTGATGTGGAATACCTTTTACGTTCTGTAATATCTCATCTGCTGTCTGAGAAAAGATAAGCCCCCTGCTTGGTAAGATAACTGCAACTTTCATTGAACCCTCGTAAACTCTCTACCATCATTTAGAAATGGTTGGTGTTTTTTATCGTAAGAAATAAAGGGAGGTATATCTTCCCAGAACTTCACTTGTTTTACTCTATTCATCGCACCCAAGAATAAGTTGGCATTTTCAGGGTCAATCATACCTGATACTAAGTTTGCACCCACTTTAGTAAGTTCTATTATCTCGTGTGACCCATTATTAGTGTGAATACCACCCAGTTGTTTAAGTTTGCGTTGTCCTGCTGTTCGTTTCATTGGCATAACTGGCACTCCAGCTGAATATAGAACCATACCAAAGTTAAGGTCGTGCAAACCATAAAATACCTTATCTAGCTTTCTAGGCCAGAAGTGTATAGTGTCTTTGTCTATAAATGGGTCAAAAGTTCTATTAGTCCTCCAGATAGGTTTTTCTAACTGTTCTAGTATTTCTCTAGCAACTAACATAAACCCTGTACCAGTCCAAAAAGCCATACCCTGTGGGTCGTGTAAACAGGTGGAGTCACCGTTCTGTTGAAAAGGGTAATCGAGTGCTACTACTGGATAACTCATAGCAAACATCTCGTGAAGAATATGACGAGGTAATATCATATCGTCCTCACAAAATAGAACTGCATAAACATCAGGGTCGGCTAAAGCTCGTTCCGTTGGTTCATTAAAACAATTGGGTAGGCTTTTACCATGTGCCCAAAATATCTCGTAATCAAAGTCCTTTAATTCACCCAAGAGCTCCTCAAAGGTTTCAGAGAACATTAGACCACGACTAGGCAGTACAACTGCTAGTTTATTCTGGGTAGTCTGCGGCTGTTGTTTCAGAGATTTCTGGGTACTCACTTCGTAGTTCTTCCACCATCTTTTGGACCATTAGTATTCCGCTTGTATATTGATTGACTTCGTTTTTGTGCTGGATAAGGTTTTGCAAACCCTTATTTTTTAGAGTTTCGTTCTTGTCGTCAGTTAAACGTGTTGCGTGAATAATATCAACTCGTGAACGCCACTGCATTGTCTTTAGTTGATTAAGTTGCTCTTCAAGATAAGCTATCTTCTGTCGTGGGTGCAGTTCGCACTCTTTAGGTATCTTAAACTCTTTAATTGTTGCTTGGTCTACTGCTAACGGTGATTTCATTGTTACCCTTTCTTTATTTACTTTATGTGCAGCGCATGTAGGTTATCGGTAGCTATCCGCCTACTCCTGCGACTAACAGGTATCTTTCACTAAGTTGGTTCTGCTTATATGTGCTAGGTCAGTCAGGTAGCGTTCCTGATTTTGTCCATAGGGTCGGATTCTCCCAACATGGGAGCGAACTCCTACATCGTCTCCATACTTGACTAATGCCCGTTACTTAACGCTAACGTGTATGCGCTCCATATAAAGTAAATTGTTAATGTAATTTTATATTATCAAGTTGTATTAAATAAAGCAACACTTATTGAATACTCTACAACAAGAAAAAGACCCCACGTCTGGGGTCAATTCTATTAGTTTTGTTTTCTGTCTAATTAAGACTTAACAACATAACCAAAGTTGCTTCGTAGTGAACCGTGTCCGTAAAGTACGTCTACAGTTACTAACCAACCTAGGTACTCTTGCTTGTATTGAGCCTGAGTACGAGGTTCTTGCTGCATAGCGATAGCCCATGCTTCTTTGTGGAAGAATAGGTGATTGTATTCGTCAGTTGCAGTGTCTAGGTAAACTAGGTTCTGTGATACATAAACTGTTGCACCATAGATTGTTCCTAATTTTCCACCCTTGATAGCTTCGCCAGTTCCAAGTGCGTCGTAACGAACAAACTTGTCGATAGCCAATAGTTCTGCTTCACCTTTAGGGTGAACGACTAGAGAGCGGTCTGTGCGAGGAGCTTTGTTTTCGCTAAGATAACGGTTTACAGCCAAGATGTTTGCGTCAGCGATAGCTGTACCATAAGCACCTGTAGTCTGAGAAGCTGTTTTCCATGTAGTTGTCATGTTAGTAGCTAGGTCAGAGTCAATTTTCTCAGCGATAGCGTAAGCAGCAGCTTGAGTATAGTCAGAACGAACGTCGTAAGCAGCCTGGATTTTAACTAAATCTTCTACGATAAATGAACTTTCGTAGTGTTTGTTTAGTGTGATAGTAGTTTTTGTTTCTGTGTTGTAGTTCAAAGTAACCAAGACTGATTGAGCCTTTAGGTTAGCAGTGATAGCGGAGACGTTTGGTATTTCCAAAGTCTGGCCACTAGATTTAACGTCAGCATCATAGTGCTTAATGAGTGGTAAAAGAACAAGGTTGCTCTTTACGAACATTAAGACTTCTTTGCTCCAAATGTTTGGTCGGAATACGCTAGCAGCGGTTGCACCGATGTTAGCACTTGCTCCACCATAAGCGGTAGTTGTCATTATTTATTTCTCTTTTCTATTTTTTATTCTAATGTTTTGCCTGACATCGCTGCACTAATTCTGTCGTGGTTCTTTTCAAACCAGACTTGGTCGTGTGAATCAACCATATCATATACATTTTGAGGTGTAATAGTGGTATTTGATTGAAATACGCCCGTATTAGATGCACCAGTCGCAGGAGGGACTTGTTGTTGTTTCTGTGCAAGATTTGTGAGTGCTTCCCGACCACCTTCATTCCTAATTCTAGTAGTAAAGCTAGGGTCTCGGTAAAGATGAGCTGCAACATCTTCCATATCTTGAAGATAAGGTCGTTCTGCAGAAATCTTAGTGAGTTCCGTTCTATACTGTTTCATATCAGGGTTAGCGTCAAACCAATCTCTTACATAAGACTTCAGTTCACTTACGTTTTGTCGTTCTATGAGCGTGTTATACGCTGCATCTTCAGACTCTGGTAATAGTTCTGGAGGGTTAATAATTTGTTTAGTTTGTTGTGCTTCGTGGAAACGACGGTCATTTTCAAGTTGCATCTTGGCGAGTTTAACCTCGTTTGGATTAGTTGGGTCTATTTTTAGACCTTTCTTCTCTGCCCATTCTACTACTTCTGTGTCCGTTTCTTCTGCTTGTGTTACTTCTGGGGTTTCCTCAGTTGTAACGGCTGTTTCCTCTACGCTGTCGGTTGATGTGACAGGCTGTAATGACGGTGTGCCATTATCGTCTATGACAATAGCTTGGTCGTCTTTATGACTGTCAGCTACCGCCTCTGTTGTTTGTGCTGGTTGTGTCTCTACGACGCCATCAGCAGGGGTTGTGGTATCCATCTCGAACTCCTAATTGTTAAGTCTTGCCCAGAGTTAGGGGAGTAAGCTGGGCAATTTTATTAAATTGTTTTTACTCCCCTCATCTGCAGGTACGACTGATAAGAACTGTAAATGTTCTATTACCAACTTAACACCACCTGCTTGATTAAGCAAGGCATAAGCAAGGTCTTGTGATTTGGCATTTGCTGCATCATCAAATAATTGACCCTTCCTAATGTTTAGTTGATTTATCAGCTCTACACCTAAGGGTGAGGATAGTAAACTATTAAATTGGTGACTCCAATCATCCATTCATTTGTCCAGTCGGTGGCATTGGTTGAGTTGGTTGTCCTTGTGGCATACCTTGTGCATTAGGGTCTTGGGTTGGCATAAAGTGAGCGGCTAAGTCAGCACCGTGTTGGGATTGGTCTACAACGTGTTGAGAGGCTAAGGTCTGCATTGAATCTTCGTGAATTACCGAACTCTGTAGTCCAGCCATTTCTTCAAGTTGAGACTGAATATCAGGGTTGTTATTGATGTAACTCTTGGCGATACCCTCAAGTGCAATTTGTTCAGGAGTCTTTTCTTTCTTTGCTTTAGGGTCTTCTCCGCCCTGTGCCATAGCTTGCTGTTGTGGGTCTACCATCAACATATCTACTTCATCTGGTTCAAGGTCAAAGGCTTTTTGAATAATGATGCGAGTGAGTGCGGCCTGTTCTACATACGGGTTGCCTAACATAGAAGTGAATAGTTCTTTAAGGTCACGCATCTTCTTATTTTTTTGCTCATCAAGAGTAGCCTTTAATTTAACTCGTGGCTCATAGTCACCCTTAAACATATTTGGGTCAAAACTCTGCCAATCAACACCTGTTTTACCAATAACCCTATACATAGTAGGTTGTGTGACATACATCTGTACAAGTTGGAAAACTAACTTAGCAAGTCGGTAATATCCACCATTTTCCATCTGAGAGATAATAATATCAAATCGTCGCCCAGCACTAGCAACCTGAGCTTTAACTTCAGTAGCAGTAGTTCGGCTAGGAGAAGAAATACCCTTAATGATTTCATCAACGGCAGTAGTTTCTCGGATTTCGTTCTTAATGTTTGAGCGTTCGTTAAAGGCATTACTTGGTATCATTGGTTTATTAACTGCAGATAAACTTCCAGGTTTGAACGGATAAACTGCACCAGTGACGTTTTTAATCTTATCGATATAAGAAGCGTACATTGGGTCAAGTTCCATAACAGGGTCTAGTGACCAAGAAACAGCGTCTACGTTCTGGTTAGTAAGGTCGTTTAGTAGTTCCTGTGGTTTAGCAATAGATTGTAGGACTGAAGTTCCGTAAAGTAGGCTCTCATCAGGTAGGAAAGAGTCAATAACAAATGGATACATACCCTCTGGGTTTTCCCAGCCCAAGAATTGCTGTCGTTCCTTAAAGTAGTTCTTAGACTTGTAAATAACAGTTGTTCGGTTAGCAACGTACCAAACTTCTTCTTTAGTCCAGTAACAAATAACTTCAACTTGGTTCTTCTGGGCCTCATCACTAAGAGTTGAACCCATGTGGGTATCTTTGTACTCTTTATCGGTTTCATCACCAGAACTATAGCCACCAGTAACCTTGTCTAGGTTTTGGTACTTATCTTCAACTTCTTGGGTATCTGGATTTATTACCTGTTCTGCTTTAAGAGTGTCAATATCAGCTAAGAATCGGTAACCCATATAACGTGCATTTTGGTAGTTAAGAATAGTGGCTGTAGGGTCAATAAAGAAATCTCGCAAAGGTACTACTTTAATCTCTGGGTGGTCGATGTTCCAGTAAACAAAAAGTACGCTTGTACCTATTTTGAAAAATATTCGGGAGTGAGTGATAAGTTTATTGGTCCAGTTGTCTAAATCCCAATAATAAGAGAATAATCCGTTAAGAACTTCAACATTTGTAGCTTGTTCTGGTTTTGTTTGCATAAACTCTACTAGTGGTTTGTCACCAGCAGTTGCAGCAACCATAGTTTCGACTGTAGAAAAGGACATAGGCACGAAAGTATCTGAAATACCGTTATAACCAACCATAATACGCTTGCTATCGTATAAATCAGCCATATCTTGCCAGTTCTGATGATAAGCACCAGAGGCATATTCCCAAGAACTATTCCAACCATCAACAGCTATCTGGACGTAATCTTTTTCAGGTGTTTTGTTTTCTATATTTGAGGTTTCAGTTTTTTTATTCATACGTCCTTCAAGCCCAGTTATCTGCATTTTACCATATTTTACTAAAATCTAGCATATTTTTGACGTTGATTTACAAGACTTTGGTTAATCTGTGGTTCTGGCATAGTTCCAGGGCGTTGGTTTATCAAACCATACCTAGCACAGTCATAAATGTGGTCCTCTGCACGAGTATCAATATCTTCTGGGCGATTTTGGTCTATAGGTAGGGCTGGAACAGTGCGTATAAAGTTTACACAGTTAGAAAATACCTGTAATTTAGGCAATCCGTCGGCAGCAGGTGCAAGCATTTCGTGGACTACGTTCTTACCTGCAAGTCGGTCATTGTTAGCTGGTTGGAATATTAAGTCTGATTTCTGGAAAATGGCAGCTATGTTCTCACCAGTCTCTACGTTTCCACTTTGTTTCCAGATTGATGGGTCGGCAAGTCTTAATCTTATTCCCTCCGACTGGTCAATCATTATAATCTGTTCTGCTTGTTTACTAACAGCCATTTCGGTCTCATAAAACTCTCTATAAATGTATATTCGTTCCGTTGAAGGGTCACGAGTAAACCAAAGACCTGCCGCAAAAGAGTTATATCCATAGTCGTAAGCAAACCATCTAACCCAATGAGGTGGAATAACAAAAGGTGCAATAACGTGCCAGGGTTTTCCGTCCTCAGTCTCACGCTTCCACTCAGTAAACGCCTGCCCTGCAAAAATATCCCAATCGCCCTCAAGCAAAGCCCTTCTTAAATCAGGGTTAGACATAGAGTTTAAGACGGATGTGTACTCTTTTTGGAAGTTTATATCAATATGGTCGGTAACCTTAGCTGGGATAAACTGCCTACTCTTACCACTACGTTGGTCTGTATATATTGTCTCAGGACTAATAATGTCAATGAAATAAGCCTTGACCCAAGCGTGTCCAATGTTTCCAGGGTTAGTTGCACACATAACTTTCTTAGGAGCTTTAGTCATACCACGAACACGAGATTTCACCCACTCATACTCTTCTTGGGAAAAGTGAGTAAGCTCATCAAATAATAATAAGTGTATTTCAGCTGACTGGTATCTAAACATATCCTGTGGGTTCTCTAGGTAGGCAAGCTGGATAATAGACCCATTTCTAAAAACAAAAGTACGGTCCTGTGAGTTGTACTTCATCCCACCACTCTCAATATAAGCCGCCGCCTGTTTGTAAATCTCTGGAACAATAGACTGCTTTAACTCTGGGATTGTCTTACGAAATATATAAATACGAGCCTTAGCGTTCTCTAATCCATAAGTAATAGCCTCGGCTACAATAGCAGCGGTCTTACCACCACCAGCCGCTCCACCATAGAGGGTCTCAAAAGCTGTACTAGTATGGAATCGTATCTGCCTAGCACTGGGTTCATAGTCGGGTACTTTTACAGGTAAAGCCATATAAGGATTATACCTTACTCTCGGCCCACATATCTTCTCTTCCTGAAACGTGTTCGTGTTCTTGGTATTTAATAGGTTCGTCGTCAGCTAACTGAACTACCAAACACTCTATCATCTCGACAAGTTCGTGCCCCAATCTAATCATCTCTTTAGCTTGTTTTCTACTAAGCATATCTACATCCTTTCGTTAAGCATCTATTTCTACCGTCC